CTTATATTCTTTTTGAAAATATGGTTATTAAACCATTTCAAGAAACGATATGCGATGGTTTAGATAAAGTTTTGGCATTTAATGAAATTAGTTTGGATTTAAAATTTAATCAATTACAACCATTAGATGCAGAAGGAGAATTAACAAAAGCAGTTGAAACTCCTACTCAATTAAGTAGCCAAGAAATTGACCTTTCAAACTTCGGAGAGGAAATCGATTTAAACGAATGGGAGTTAGTAGATAGTAGAAAGGTAAACTATGAAGAGGAGGAACGTTTAGACGCTGAATTATATGCTTTAAACAACCCAAAAAAATCGCTATTAAGCAAGGTTTATAATTTTGTTAGTACTGGAGTTGCAAGACCAAACTCAAAAAGTGAACAAGACGGAGAGTTTTTTAAAAGTCGCTACAGATATAGTGGAAATTTAAATTCAAATTCTCGTGATTTTTGTAACAAAATGCTTACTGCAGATAAATTATATCGTAAAGATGACATTATAGCAATGGGAAATCAAAAAGTTAACGAGGGTTGGGGACCAGAAGGAGCAGATACTTATTCGATTTGGCTATACAAAGGCGGTGGATTATGTCATCATTTTTGGACACGTGAAACTTATAGAAAAAAAGCGGATGTTAATTCTCCATTAGCTGAAGAAATAACACCGGCAAAAGCAAGAAAAGAGGGCGAAATATTACCAACTAATGATATGTTAGTTTATACAAAGCCAAAAGATATGCCTTACGAAGGATTTCTACCAACAAATAAAAGATTTCAATAATGGCAAAAGCACTTTTTATTACTAGAGATGACATAGTTAAATTTACCGCATTGAACGGCAATTTGGATACGGATCGCTTTATTCAATTCATTTCAATAGCTCAAGACATTCACATACAGACCTATTTAGGAACAAAATTGTTTAAAAAGTTTAACGATGGGATTGTAGCGAATAATTTAACGCAAACGTATAAAGACCTTTTAAGCGACTATATTAAACCTATGTTAATACATTGGGCGTTGGTAGAGTTTTTACCTTTCAGCGCTTATACGATAGCAAATAAAGGAGTATTTAAACATAGCTCTGAAAATGCTACAAGTGTAGACAAAGCAGAAATTGATTATTTAGTAGAGAAAGAAAGAAGCGTTGCAAATCATTATACAACTAGATTTATCGATTATATGAGTTATAACCAATCTAGTTTCCCTGAGTACAATACAAATTCTAACGGGGATATGTTCCCAGATAACGATGCAAGTTTTATAGGATGGGTATTGTAATTAGAAAAATGCAGTTAATTTCTCAAGTCGAGAATGAAAAAAAGTTAAAGAAATTTTTAATTAAGTTAGAAAAAAATAAACCATTTAAACCAAATAACAATGGCAACATTTAAAGATACAACTTACCGAGTGCAAACCGATATAATCGAAAATGAAAACGATATTAATATCGAGAATGGCGCAATGTATTTAAACAATAACAAATTAAAAATTCACATTAACAACGAAATTAAAGAAGTTACAGGAATTGATTTAACCAAAACAAGTCAACTTGTTAATGATGGCGATAATGGAATTTCACATTTTATTACCTTAGAAGACTTACCAAGTAACTTAATACTATATTCGACAAATGTCGCAAGTGGCATAAATGGATATTATAAATTAGTAAATTCGATTACCGATCCAAATTATAATACAACCGCAGTAGATATTCCAACGGGTACAATTACAACTACTGACCAATTTATAGCTGGTTTAATTACGAGTGCTAATTTAATAGTTGGTAATCCAGGAGTATTCAATATCACGACAATTGGAAACATAATTAAAATAAGCGGAAGTGGAACGGCTGAATTTTATTTCAAAGCATTTAAAAGAACAAGCGCAGGAGTTGAAACATTAGTCGCTACTTCAAGTGCAACGCTTCCTGTTACTAATACGGGCTATACGGAATTTAGCGCAAGTGGAATTTGGAATGATGGAATTTTCAGTTCAACCGATACAATAGTTTTAAAATACTATGCAAATAGAATAAGTGGAGGAAGCAATCCAAGTTATCAATTTCAATTTGGAGGAGCTACACCGGTACGTACATTAGTGCCTATTCCTGTAGCAGTAATTCCATTATTAATAATTCAAGAATATGCAAACAACGCAGCTGCATTGGCTGCGGGTTTAAAAGTTGGTAATTTATACCATACAGCAGGAAACGCAAAAGTAGTAATATAATAAAAAAAATATGGCAAATTCAATAGGTTGGGGTGATGGTTCGGTAAATAATACGATTGGTTGGGGTCAAGGTGCGGTTAATAACTCAATTGGTTGGGGTTCTGCTCAATTTACAAGTTATAGCGGAGAAACTAATATAATCGGTAATTTAGTAACCGTATTAATAAATGCTTTCAAAATTAGAGTAGCAACCGACTCAGGAACTTACTCCGCAGAAGCTTGTCAAATTTCAACACTAACCGCTTTAAACAATATATAAATGAGTTTACTTACAAAAGCTAGTTTGGTTATGACGCCAAACGCTATAAAATCCAATAAAGTCTATTCTATTATTCCGAGCAACGGAAATGGTGATTTAACTTTTACTCGAGATACTTCGGCAACTCAGATAAATTCTTTAGGAAATGTGGAAAATGTTTTAACGACTATTCCACGATTAAACTATGATACCGTTGGAGGTTGTCCGAGTTTATTGTTAGAGCCACAGAGGACTAATTTAGTTTTAAGAAGTGAAGAATTTAGTAATGTAAATTGGGAAAAAGGAACACCTATTACTTTAGTTAGTAACACAACAGAAACAACAAGTCCACAAGGAATAAATAATGCTACAAAAGCAACTGCAAACGGAACAGGTCTCATACATATTAGACAATCAGTTTTTGGAGCAACTACTTCGCCTACAACAAATTCTATATTTGTAAAAAAGGCTAATAACAGATATGTAGGATTTAGAAATGGTGGTTCGGGAACTTTACACGATGTTTTTGATTTTAATACTGAAACTTGGACAAACAATAGTGGTTCAACTTTATCATTTGATAAATTAACAAATGGTTGGTATCGTTTAAAATCTTCAAGAACTAATACTTTACCAAACACTTATATATCTGTAACTATACCTGATAATACTTCAGGAAATGAAACTGCAACAGTTAGTAATTTAACTTTATATCTTTGGGGTGGTCAATCAGAATTAAATGTATTATATCCAACCTCTTACATCCCAACTACTACTACAGCATTAACAAGAAACGCAGATGTAATTACAAGAAATAACATTTACACAAATGGACTTATTACAAGTGCTGGTGGTACATGGTTTTTGGAGGTAATAAACAATTTAGTATATATAAGGGACTCACCATCTTCGGGTATTTATTTAGACACCAATAATGCGTCTTTTACAAGCGGATTTAACATCAGAACTGAACCTACAAATAGAAGATTATCAATTTCTAAATGGTCTCCTGGTTCTGTTTTATATACCACTTTGGCAGATATAGTAAAAATTGCTATAAAATGGAATGGAGTAACGGCTGATGTTTTTGTAAATGGAACTAAAGAAGTTAGTGCAACAGCATTTACAACTACTGCAATGCAATTTTTAGGCGGGAGAGCTGAAGATTGTCCTAAAAACATCAAACAAATAGCATTATGGGCAACTCCTTTAACAGATGCAGAATGTATCGCCTTAACTCAATAATATTATGATAGGAATTTACAAAATAACCTCTCCATCAAACAGAGTATATATAGGTCAATCTATAAGATTAGAAAAAAGATTATTAGAATATAAAAAACAAAAAAATTGTAATGGACAACCAAAAATATTTAATTCTATTTTAAAATATGGAATAGAAAATCATAAAATTGAAATATTAGAAGAATGTATTGTTGAACAATTAAATTATCGTGAGAGATATTGGCAAGAATATTATAATGCAACTACAGATGGATTAAATTGCATACTAACTAAAACAACAGATAAAAAAGCAGTTTTTTGCATAGAAGTAAGAAAAAAAATGAGTATTTCTAATAAAGGTAAAAAACAAAAAGATAAACACGTACAAAAAAGAGTTTTATCAAAAAAAGGTTATACACACTCTGAAGAAACTAAACAAAAAATCGCAAATAAAGCTAAAAAAATAGTTTTAGATACTCAAAATGGTATTTTTTATGAAGATACTATGGAAGCAAGTAAGGTTATAGGAATAAAAGTGTCTAATTTAAGACATATTTTAAATGGAAGATATAAAAATAAAACTAATTTAATTTACGCATAATGAAAATATCAAAATTAAAATACTCAGACAAAGAAACAGCAATATCTAATTTACTAGACAAAGGAGTTTATGTAAAACAAACAATTGATAAACAAAAAGTCCTAACTTTTGGAGAGGGAATTCACGCAATTGTTGAACTTGGTAAAATTTGTATTAATCAACCTACCGAAGAAATTAAGCCTATATTTGCAGATGGGTATCACTACGATGTTATGAGTGAGCAAGAAATTGATTTTAAAGAGAATGAAATTGTAGTTAGCAACCCAAAGCACGGATTTTTAGGATATGATACAAAAAACTAATATACAAGGCGTAATAGCCTTGATAATTATAGCCGTTGGTTTATATATTTTAGGCTGGACAGCTCCAGAAAATGACGTTAAAATAGCTGTAGTTGGTTTAATGGGTTCGGTTATTGGTTATTACTTCGGAAACTCTAAAAAGCAAAGCAATGAATAGCCATAATCATAGTTTTTTATCGATATTTTCGGGTGCAGTATTGAGTATATTTACTTACATTGCAGAAAATCCATTAATTCAAGACGCACAGCAATTGTTTAAAGTTATAATTTTCGGTATTTTAGGGGGTGCATTTGGTTACTTTGGTAAATTATTAGCAATTGAAATTCATAAAAAATTTAAAAAATGAGAATAGGCGATTTTTATTACGATGAAATTTTAGGATATTGTGTTATTGTAGATATTTTTAAATTTAATAAAATAAAAATAAAATACAATAGCTTGAATTTACAAGGGTTAAACGAAAAAAGAACTAAAATAATTACACGATATGAAAAACATTAGTAAGTACATTACGTTTGAAGAAGCCACAACAAGCCAAACAGCTATTAGAAATAAGATTTTAAACGTTCCTACCGACTTAGAATTGATTAATATGCAATTAGTAGGTATTAGAGTTTTTGACGTTGTAAGGGAACATTTTAAAACACCTATACGTGTAAGTAGTTTCTTTCGATGTTTACGTTTGAATAATGCCGTAGGTGGTAGTAAAACAAGCCAGCACGTAAAAGGTCAGGCAATTGATATGCAAGGCGCTGGAAAGCTAACTAATCAAATGATTTTTGACTATGTAAAGGAAAACCTAGATTTTGACCAATTAATCCACGAATATGGAACTGATACCAACCCCGCTTGGGTACATGTGAGTTATGTTTCAAAAGAAAAGAATAGGAAACAAGTTTTATACGTTAAGTAGATGAAAAAACCAGCTTATAGGTTGAAGCCATTTGAGGTAATTTCGCTAGGTTTAGAAATTAAAAATAAAGATAAATGGGGAAGCAATCCAAAATACTACTTAAATAGTCAACAGGAGCACGAACTTTTAAAACTCCGAAATCTACATAATTCAGAATTTAAAGAAGTCAAAAGAACTTTAAATAAAGATGGAGAGGTAATTACAAAGGTTGAAAAACTAACCTCAAAGGAGTTAATAGAAATCCCTTCTAACCATCAAATTAAAAGAGTTAGTACAAATGTAGCTACAAACCAACAATGGGTTATTACCGAGCCGATAAAGATCGCGGACGTTGAAAAGGAAATTGATTTTTTAAGTATTTTCAAAGATAAAATTGAGCCTATTTTTATAAAGCACAAATCTAAAAATATATCTAAATTCGATAGGGCGGTTTTTACAGATACTCACATTGGTATGGATGTCAACAAAGATGGATATAGTTTATATGATGGCTTATGGAACGAGGACCAGATATTTTTAAGACTTGAAATATTTGTAAACGAAATAATCAAAAATAAAAAATCAAATACTTTATTCCTAAATGATTTGGCGGACTTCCTAGATGGATGGGATGCAGAAACTACAAGGGGCGGTCATAAATTACCGCAAAATATGGATAATCAAAAAGCCTTTGATGTTGCTTTATTGTTTAAAATCCGTTTAGTAGATGCGTTACTGCAGCATTACAATTTTATTAAGTTTGTAAATATTTGTAATGATAACCACGCGGGAAGTTTTGGGTATATTGTTAATTCAGCTTTTAAAACTTACATCGAATTGAAATATCCAAACAATATTGAGGTTATAAATCAAAGAAAATTCATAGACCACTATATTATTAATAATCGATGCTTTATATTAACCCACGGGAAAGACAATACAAATTTAAAATTTGGGTTTAAACCTAAATTAGATCCCGTACAAATCGAGAAAATTAAAAACTATATCGATGAGTACAAATTGCATAATTATAAAATAGAATTTAGCAAAGGAGACAGTCATCAACTTTTATTCGACCATACAAGTAGCACGGCATTTGAATATCAAAACTTCGGGGCGTTTAGTCCTCCGTCGGACTGGATTAAAACAAATTTTAAGAATACATTATCTAGTTTCACAACGTTCAATTATTTTGAAACACAAAAAACAATTAACCATTTTATATTTTAACTATGAATAATATTCCAGAACCAATCAAAAATGCTTTAGATGCAGTAGCAACGGATTACGCAAGTAGTCCAGCCACAACAAACGCGGGTTTCTTTTTACGTTTAGTTTGTAAGTTTATAAAGCCTACAACGATAATAAAAATGTTCGCACACAAATTAAGTTAATCATTTGGTGTAACCGTGAATGAATAGCGGCAAGGGTAGCATGTTGCAAGTCCTGCAATAGATAAGGGTTCGAGTCCCTTAATGATTAATTTTTTTTAAATCCGAATTAATTTTTTAGTTCGGATTTATTTATTTACTTTTGTAGTGTAATAGAGTGTGAAACTTATTTACTTCGATTAATAACTACGGTCAGGGTTATTAATTATAACAAAATTTAATTAGGTGTCCAAACCAAGTTAATACTTTATACGTGGGAAACCCTGTATATTTATTTAAACCACTCTTAACGGGTGGTTTTTTTATTACCAAAAAACGTAATAAATTAAGATATTACGTAAATGTGTAATGTGGTTTTTTATTTAGAATTAATATAAATTACTTAGAATTGTTGTGCATTAAATTAATTGTTTTATATTTGTACTCAGATAACAACAACATATTAAAACAAATATTATGACAACTATTCAATCTCACAAAATACACACAGCAGTAGCAAAAGCATTAAGATTTTCAGGTTACAAAGCAACTTGTTTAAGAAACAATGATTTTGACTTTAATAAATATGAAGTTAATATAAAAGGAATTAATGAAATTGAATTAAAAAAACTTTATAATATAGTTTTTTCAATGTTTAATAATACAATGATTAACTTAAAAATAAATTAATATGGAAAATCACGAAAAATGGTTACAAGAAAAAGCATTTGAATTTTTATCAGACGCTTTTAATAAATGCCCTCCTGAAATAATTTTTTGTAAAAATTTAATAATTTTAGTTCCAAAATATTTTAATGATTTTATAGATAACGGAAATCCATTCCAATTTTATGGTCAAACAGTAGAAATAGGATATGAAAATCAAATAGTTTTTTTTGACAAAGAAAACGGATTTGCAAAAAATAGAATTTTTAAATATAAATTATAATGACACAAAAAGAACAAATATTAAAATTAATTGAAAACGAAATAAAAATAATTGAAAAATCAAAAATAAATTCATTTAAAAGATTTTTTATGACTAAAGGAGATAAAAGATGGTTTGATGGTATTATTTATGGATTAGAAGAATTAGAATGTTTAATCGAAACAAAAATTAAAAATTAATTTTAAACATATAACCTTAAAATAAAAATAAAATTTAAACTTATAACCTTAAAAAATTAAAAAAATGAAAGAAATATTAAATTATTTAATTGAACAAATAACAAAATTATTTGAAGAAATTGTAAATTTAAAAATTGAATTAGAACAATTAGAAAATGAAAATAATAATTTAAAAAATATTAATTCTGATTGTCAAGATATAATTAAAGATTTAAAACTAAAACTATGAAACATTTTCTACAACACAAGCGCCCTCAATTGATTTTTGCGGGGATAATTTTAAGTTATTTATTAATCCAAATTACACGAGTATGAAAACAAACCCCGTAGGAAGACCCTACAAATGGAAGGAGCAAACGGAATTAAAAAGATTCCACAGATTTTTACCTTTAAAAGCAATGCCAGAAATATTAAAAGCAATCGACGTAATTTGTAAAACTTATAAAAATGACAAAATATAGAATTAAAAGTATAAATAATGAAATATTTATAGCACAAAAAAAATCTGGTTTTTTCGGATCCTGGTTATCAATAGATAAATTTGATTTTCTATATGAATGGTCATATACTTTGAAAAAATGTATGTGCACAACTTTTGATGAAGCTGAAAATATAATATTTAAAAATAAAGAATTACATAGAAAGAATAATAATATCAAATATTTTTATTATGACAAAATATAAAAATGATCCAACAGAGGATTTTGACTACGAGCCAAGCGCATCCGATAACTTTTGGTTATCACAAGACGACCAGAGCAACGAAGCTAAAGAATATGTAAACGAACTAGAGAAGAAAATTAGAGTTTCTAAAATCGCTTTACAATTCCTTTACGATGTAGCAAAGCAAACGGAACTAACTTTTTTTGAAAATGGTATAAATTCAATAATCAATAATTTAAAATAAGATGGAAAACACAATTGAATATTTACTAATGCGAATTGAAGCGTTAGAAAAGGAAATAGAAAAATTAAAAATTAACCAAATTGAAGTAAGATTATGATATCATTTTTAGAATTTACAGAAGTATTGAAATACGAAGCCGATGTAATGCGTTACACAAAGTTAAGCGTTTACGAAAGATGGGCTATTTCACAGGAGCGAAGTCTTTGTTTAGGCCAGGACGGCAGAAAATCCTATTTAAGTAAAAAAACTTATGCGACTTGCGAGGAGTTATTAAAAGAAATTAAAGAAACTAACTGGAGCCGAACATGGAATACTTTATAATTTACGGAATTGGGTTTACAATGGGTGCACTTTGCGTAGCAAGTGCGGAACGTTTAATCGAAAAATATAGAAAATATGATAAGAAATAGACTACTTGAAATTAACAAAGAAACATGGAACTCCGAAAAATTAGATTTAACGGAAGCGTTTGTAAAAGAATTATTATTTGACTATTCAACATGGTTAGTAAAATACAAACGTTTAAATTCAGTTTCTTGGGGATATACGGATAACGAACTTTTAGAAATATACGAAAATGAAAATAGAGGATAAAATAACCAACAGCGTTATGAGTTGCCAAATTGCACTAAACCAACTAGAACAAATAAAGTTTACACCGTACTATAAACAGTCGCTTAAAAACAAATTAAATAGCGTTTTAGTGGAACTTATCAAAGCGGAGCAAAACCATTATGATAAATTTTTTGAACGTGACGACAATGCTACGGATGCAGTATATTCAGTTTTCGATACGTTTATTAAAAAAGTTAGTGAAATAGCCATCTACGATATGGAAAATATTTGTCATATTATAGACGCTTACCGAAAGGACCAGAAATCAATTGAAGGAATTGTAAATAAAATAAATAGGTTTACTGCAAAAGAACTATTAGAAATTTATAAAATAAAAAAAGGATTATGACACCAAAAGAGAAATGTGACGAATTAGTTGATAAGTATAATTTTTTAAAAGAAATATTTATTCCGTCAATACACGAGCAAAAACAATGCGCATTAATAGCAGTTGATGAGATAGTAAGTGGGAGACCAGGTTATCCATATTCACATGAATTAGGAATTGAAGTTAATGGTATTTTAAATCAAATTAATTACCCTTATAAATATTGGAAAGAAGTTAAAACCGAAATAAACAAACTATGAAATACACAAAGGAACAAGCTAAAAAAGCAAAGGAAAAACTAGAAATAAAATCTTTGCCAGATGTGAAAATTGAATACGGATTTTATATTGTTGAAAGTAAAATTAATTTATTATGAAAGAATTTTTATTAATTTTATTATTTGTTTTAATAGTACCTTTAGTAGTAGGTATTGTATTATATTTAGGTGCTTGTTTTATAACTTTTAGCATTATTAAAATAAGCATTTCTTTTATTTTTTTAAGAATTTATGTTTTAGCATCTATTATTTTATCAATATTATTTTGGGAAGATCAAAATATTTAAATAAAAACGCATTTAATTAAAATAAAGTATTATATTTGCAGAACAAAATCCGCCAAGATTGAAATATAACTACTCTCTCTTTGCACTTGGCGGTCATTGAGGGAGTTTTTTAATTTAAAAAAATGGAAACATTATTAAAAATTTTACAAGAAAAAATGTTGTTAATTGAGCAACTAGAAAGTCAATTAATAGCGAAAGATGAAAAAATTGCAGAACAAGGCAAAACAATTGTTTACTGGTATGAAAGACATAACAATTTAACAACTGCTGAAAATGTCTAAAGATTTATTTTTAATGATGCGACAACAAGAAGTTGAAACATCAAATTTCGTACCTACGAAAAAAGAAATTCAGTCAAGTAGCAAAAAGTTTATTACTGAAATTTTAGAAGCTGGAGAAACCGACAAATTCGAGTTATTAGCACAAGCCAAAAGAATGATTGAAGCACTCGATGTAATTAACACCGAACTTTTAAAAGTGATCCCACAAGAAAACTTTGAAGCATACGGATTAAAGGGAACATTTAGAAGCGGCGGGGACACTATTAACTATTCAGACGATGAAATCTATACCGAACTTAAACGATGTTTAGATGAACGTGCTGAGGTTCTTAAAATGGCTTTAAAACAGGAT